GGTGTTGGCCACTGCACATTCAACAGCACCGATGAGATTTTTTACAAATGGTGGTGAAAGAATCAGCATATTAAGTGGAGGCAATGTCGGCATAAATAATACAAATCCTCAAGGCAGACTTCATATTAATGGTAATACAAATGGTATAAACTTTGGTACAATGGCTAGTTGGAATAGGTCATTTATGGGAAGTAATGTAAAGGCTAGTTCTACTAATGGAAGAATGGTAAGAATTGCATCATCCACTACTGATTATCCTGTCGCGATTGCTTTTGGTTATCAAGATGTAGCTGGTTTTGCTAGTGAAGATAGTAAAGGTGGAATAAACTTTATAACGGTTGGAAGTAATATAAGTGGTGATATTGATCCTGATACATATTCAAGAATGTACATTCATAAAGGTGGCAATATCGGCATTAATGAGACATCACCATCATATAAATTAGATGTAAACGGAACCGGTAGATTTACAGGCGCTGTAATATTTCCTGGTGGAAGCAATACAACACCTGGTATTATGATTGATAGTTCAAATGATGGATTTTTTCACGATACTGCTGATCCAGGTCAGGGTATTAAGATGATGGTTAATAATGCAAATGATTTCTTATTTGCAAATGGTGGAGATTTTCATGCAGACGGCAATGTTATTTCATACTCATCAACAATTTCAGATGAAAAGTTAAAAACAGACATATCAACAATAACATCTGCTGTTAATAAAGTTGACCAATTAAGAGGTGTTTCATTTAAATGGCTAAAGGGTAAAAGGTCAGGATCATCAGACATCGGTGTAGTAGCACAAGAAGTAGAATCAGTATTTCCTGAACTAGTGCAAGATAAAGCGATGCCACTATGGGAAACTAAAGATGCAAGCGTATCAGGATCTTACAAGACTGTTGATTATGAAAAATTAACTGCTGTATTAATTGAAAGTGTAAAAGAACTAACCAACGAAGTTAAATTTTTAAGAGCCTCCATAACTGGTAGCGGAGATCTAAATCAGTTAAAGGCAACAATATCAGGAAGTAATTTTGGGTAAGTTTAGAGTAGTTAAGCAGTTATATCCTGCACCCTCTTCTTCATCAGACCCACATTGGGCAATGAGAGATGTTTTTGTGGCAAACCTATCCGGATCATCTGATCAACTATGGGAATTTGACAAAGAAGAAGACGCATATATGAAAATGTATAATTTATCTGGGTCTGATAGCACAAGACGAAGATATAAAGTAGTAGAACTTTAATAAAAAAGGAAAATAAAATGCAATTTATTGTATGGGAAATGAATAGAAAAGCTGCTAGTGGCTCTTTACAAGATGTAGTAACACTTATAGAATACGGATTTCAAGATAGCGGATCTGGTGTAGGCTCTGATTCTGGAAGTACTTACTGGGGATTGACAAGAAACTTGATAAATCTACAGCCCGCAGAGTCATCTGGTTTTACGTCTTTTTCATCTATAACAAAAGAAAAAGCAGAAACATGGATAGCAAATGCTTATGTAACACAGTCTTCTATGGCGGGAGCACTGACAGCATCTTTGTGGAATGAGCACACTGCAAGCTTAAAGACATCTGTTAGTCAGAGTATTGCTGAACAGCAGTCACCACAAGAAAAAAGTGGACTTCCGTGGTAAAAAAACTAACTTTTTACAATTTTGTTAAATATATATTAATGAACTTGTTATAAAAATAAATCAATCAAAATTATCTAAGGAGTTATACAATGGCTGATGAAATTAAATTCACTGAAGATGAGTTAAAATCTCTTCAAGAAGTTCAAACAGGATACAACGATATGCAAGTCAAGATGGGTGGTTTAAAAATGCAACAAATCGCACATGATAGAAATTCTGACCGTCTTGCTGAATTAGAAGAATCTCTGATGAATGAACTTCAAGAGTTAAATGATAAAGAGAATGCTACAGCTCAAGAGTTAAATGAGAAGTACGGACCTGGATCATTAAATCCTGAGACAGGTGTTTTCACACCACAACAAAAAACTGAAGAAGCTCCAGTAGAAGAAGCTTAACTTAGTTCGTACTAGCGAAAATAACATTTTCGCTATTTTAGTGTATATTTATTTTTAAATCTATACACTGTTAACACTTAACTGGAGAAATTCAATGGCAGAGAGAATCGTCTCACCAGGCGTATTTACTCGTGAAAAAGACCTGTCATTTCTTCCTCAAGGAATAGCTGATATTGGAGCTGCATTAATAGGACCTACAAAAAGAGGCCCTGCTTTTGTTCCAACACAAATCAGTAATTTTCAAGAGTTTGAAGAAATGTTTGGTTCACAAGACGAACGTTTTTACGTCCCATTAACTGCTAAAGAGTATCTAAGAAGTGCAGGAACTGTAACAATTGTAAGAGTATTAGGTATTGGTGGCTATTCTGCTAATGTTGTTCAAATCGGCGTTGAATTAAGCGGAGGAACAGACCATAAGTTAGGATTAATATTAGCACCAAACAATCTAGTACAAGCGCAAGCAACACCATTGGTTAATACAACAATAAATGGTACAGCTGCTGCGTGGAATATTGTAACAGGTAGTTATCAAACTTCTGCTTCTTTTGATGCTTCAAGCAACAAATATTATAAAGATGTATTTAGTGATAGTCCAATATCTAGAAAGGCAGCTGGATCGGACTCTCCCTTTTACATATACAAACAATACCCAACATATTTAGCAACACTAGGCGCTACAGAATTAACTGGTTCTGTTACAGCTTCTAACACAACTCTAAATCTTCTTAAAGATTATACACGTGCTACAACACCTTTTATTACTAGTCAAAAGCAAGGTGGCGTTGTAAATAATCTTTTTAAAGTCGCTTTAAGACACGATGGTGAAACTGAAACGAACAAAGATCTTAAAGTTGGTATCTTAAATGTAAAAGATGCAAGTGAAGTAGCAGGCTCTGATTACGGAACGTTTAGTTTGCAAGTTAGGAAAATAGATCAACAAACATACGCAGCTACTGATGATGAAGTTGTTGAACAGTTTGACAATCTTAACCTTGATCCAAAATCAACAAATTTTGTTTGTAGAAGAATTGGAACTAAATGGCAATCTATTGATTCAGATGGCAAAGTTGTAATGCACGGTGATGCAGAATGGCCAAACTTGTCTAAATATGTTTTCATAACAGGTAGTGCTGAAGTTAATGAAGGCGCGCTAGCAAAGACCTTAGTACCTTATGGTCACGCTGCTGCAGTTTTCCCAATGACATGCTCAATTAAGAATGCAGCATCAACACACTTCCCAGAAAATACGTTTAATACAACACAAGTAAGCGCAACAACAAATCAATTTGATACTAGTATCTTTTACGGATTTGATTTTTCAAAAGAAGATAATAGAACCTTTTTGGCACCGTTAACATCTGACGCAGCTGTATATCATAACCCATCATTTAGTTTAGATGATATGGTTGGATCTGCAAAAGCAACATCAGGTAATTTTGGTGGCGCTTCAACTTTCTCAGACGCAACTGAAGCTATATCACTTGCATTATCTGCTGTTGGACAAAGAAAATTCTTTGTACCATTTCAAGGCGGATTTGATGGAGTTGACCCATCTATAAAGAAGAATACAGGTAAAAATATTACCGCGACAAATCAGCAAGGATTTGATTGTTCTTCTGCAACTGCTAGTGGATCAATTGCCTATGAAAGAGCTATTAAATCTGTAAGTAATCAAGATGAATTTGATATTAATTTATTATCTACACCTGGATTAATTTACACATTACATCCAAATCCTGTAAATATAGCATCACAAATGGTTCAAGATAGAGGTGACGCATTTTATATCTTTGATGCTTCTGCATGGGGTGATACAATCACAGCCACAACAAATGCAGTTAGCTCACTTGATACAAACTATGCTGCAACTTATTATCCGTGGATCAAGATGCTAGATGATACTGTAAACCTACCTGTTTGGGTTCCACCATCAGTCGTAATGCCTGGTGTTTTTGCTCAAAATGATAGAGTTGCACATGAATGGTTTGCACCTGCTGGTTTAAACAGAGGCGGATTAAGAGGTGTTCTAGAAGCAAAAACACGACTAACACATGCAGAAAGAGATTTACTTTATGAAAATAGAGTTAATCCAATTGCAAGTTTTCCTGGTCAAGGTGTTGTAGCTTTTGGACAAAAGACACTTCAAGCTAAGCCATCAGCATTGGATAGGATTAATGTACGAAGACTATTAATTAGATTGAAGAAATTCATTGCTAGTTCTTCTAGATACTTGTTATTTGAAAATAACACAGTAGCTACAAGGGCAAGATTCTTGAATATCGTTAATCCGTTCTTAGATTCAGTACAGGCTAATCAAGGTTTAACTGCTTATAGAGTTGTAATGGATGATTCTAACAACACACCAGATGTTATTGATAGAAATCAACTAGTTGGACAGATATTTATACAACCTGCAAGGGCTGTAGAATTTATCGTATTGGACTTCGTAGTTCAACCAACAGGCGCAACTTTTAACTAAAAAGTTAAAACAACCTCAATTAAAAGCCCAGACTAATCATCTGGGCTTTTTCTTTTATGCTATTTTTCCTAAGTATGTGATATTTATTACTGATTATATTAGAATAAACTTTTAATGGAGAAATAGAATGCCACAGCTGATAGATCCAACAGACATAATGTTCACTCAATTTGAACCAAAAGTTCAAAATAGGTTCATTATGTATATAGAAGGAATTCCTGCTTATACAATTAAAACAGCAGCACGACCAACAATATCCTTTGAGGACATTACTCTTGACCACATTAACACAAAAAGATATGTTAAAGGTAAAGGAGAATGGCAATCACTATCAATAACACTTTATGATCCGGTTGTACCTTCAGCTGCACAGGCAGTTATGGAATGGGTAAGACTTGGACACGAATCAGTAACTGGACGTGACGGATACTCAGATTTTTATAAGAAAAATATTACTTTCAATGTTTTAGGTCCAGTAGGCGACATAGTTGAAGAATGGCAACTAGTAGGAACTTACATTTCAGAGGCTAACTTTGGAACACTCGACTGGGCATCAAATGATCCAGTTGATATTGAACTGACTTTAAGATACGATTACGCAATACTACAGTTCTAAAAATTAACACAAAGCTAAATTAAAAGTTGTGGCATTCTTTTAATAAAGCTAAAATAGATAGTTATGTAACATGAAACTAGATTAAGGAGTTATAATGTCTACAAAGAAACAACAGAGTAGGTTTCCTACTGAGATTGTCGATTTGCCTAGTAAAGGTTTAATTTATCCTGAAGGGCATGCATTAAGAGACGGGAAAGTTGAAGTAAAGTATATGACTGCAAAAGAAGAAGACATACTTACATCAGTTGGACTAATTGAAAAAGGTTTAGTAATAGATGAACTTTTAAAATCACTAGTTCAGACAAAGTTTAATTTCGGTGACATCACAATAGGTGATAAGAATGCTGTTATGTTATCAGCAAGAATACTGGGATACGGAAAAGAATATGTTTGTGATGTAACTTGTCCTAATTGTAGCGCAAAAGAAGAAACAACTTTTGATCTTACGACATTTAAGTACAAAGAGATTGATGAGAAATTATACGGGGCAGAGAATAAGTTTGAATTTGAGCTTCCAAACTCAAAAAGAAAAATAGAGTATAAAATCTTAACACAATCAGATGAACAAGCAATTGACGCAGAGCTTGATGGTGTTAAAAAAGCTGGAATAGCAGTAACACCAGAAATTACAACTAGACTAAGGTATCAGATCTTGTCAGTTGATGGTGAGACAAGCAAAGAAAAGATTAATAATTTTATTAATAATGAATTCTTCGCACTAGACTCAAAAGCTTTTAGAGGAAATTATATTAGGATGATGCCAGATGTTGACTTTGAGTCAGGTTATCTTTGTAATGAATGTAATTGGACAGGAAAAGTAGCACTACCCATCTCAACAAATTTCTTCTGGCCTTCCCGGTAGATCCCGAATACAGGCCGATAGTACATAAGCAAATATTCGAGCTATCGTACTACAGCGAAGGCGCATTCACATTCGGGGATCTTTATGAGATGCCGATATATCTTAGAAAATTCTATATGAACCAGTTAGTCGATGCCAAGAAAGCAGAGAACGAGCAGGTCAAGAAAGCAAGTAAAGGTAGAAGATAATTCAAATACTCGATAATTATATGTGTAAGCTTATACACAAATTTAAGGAGTTTTCGCATGAAGAAAATCAAGATAACTGAATTCACGTCTGCAGATGCTATTAAAGCTCTAATTGGTGCATTTATATTTAATAAAGTCTCTGGCAAAGATGCAGAAGCTAAAAAGATCAAACAATCAGTTTCAAGTCATGATAAAGCAATTGAAAAACAGTTAGATGCAATTGATAAAGCTGTTGAGAAAAATGCAAAAGCAGCAAAAGCAAACTTAGACAAGATGCCAAAAGATCAACAAGATGACATCAAAAAACTTGCATCCTATTTAGACTTTTAAAGGAATTTAAATGCCTCCTGTAAACAAAAAACAATTAAACTTACTAAAAGAAGAAGCAGCTATAAAGAAGCAGCTTGTCGATTTAGATAGAAAGCTTGAAGCAGGGTTTATAACTGATAAAGAGCTGGAAAAACATTATAAGTTAAATGAAGCTTTAGAAAAGAATACAAAAGCACGAAAGGCTTTTGATGCTGCTGCTGTAAAGTCAATGAAGACAATCGGGGCTTTAGGCAAAAAAGTAAGAGGACTAGCCGAAGCAGAAAGAGAAGCAGGTGATCCTAAATTTGGAAATTTTCTAGATAAGATAGCAGACCAGTCTAAGGCAGCATCACTAGGAATTGCAACTGCAACA